AGTCCTTCTTGTAATTTTTTTGTTAGATCTTGAGTTTTCTTTTTACCTTCTGGAGAATAGATTTCTTTTTTAATAGTTTTTCTATTTTTTTTAATCCAGTCCACTGCTTTTTTACCGATGATTTTTGCAATGCCGCCTACGCCTTTTTTAGAACGTAATCTTTCTCTCGCACGTTTCATTGTAGCTTCTTTTCCTTCTTTTGTAGAATGTGGTTTACCTTTTTCACCTAATCCAAAAATACCTTCAGGGATTTTTCTTCCTTTACCCCAATCTTTCCATTTATCTATGTCTCTCCATTTCGGAGGCAATGGTTGTTTTGGCCATCCTGGCGATTTACCATGTTTCGGACTTTTTCCACTTTTTAATCCTATTCTTCCACCACCTTGAAATTTCTGTTGCCTTTCTTGACCAATTCTTTTTATTGTACGTCCAACTGAAGCTGCTTGTCCTTCAGGCGAAGAATGCGGTTTTCCTTTTACGCCTCCTGCGAAAGCATCTGTTAGCTTTTTACGTATGTCAGTAGGTGGTTTTCTCTTAATCCACTCTGTTGGTTTTTTCTTTTTAGTAATCCAAGACTTAGGTTTTTCTTTTTTAGTAATCCAACTTTTAGGTTTTTCTTTTTTAGTAATCCAATCAGCCATTATCCTTTTCCTTTTCTAGCTTTTCCCATTTTCTTGAATGTTCTTGCTAACGCTTTTCTCTTCGGAGTGCAAGTCTTTTTAGAACCTTTTTTAAGGCCTATTCTTCCGCCTTCAGCTCTTTTTTTAGAAGATCTTGGATCCTCCTTAATTCGCGTTGGTATATAATGTCCAGAAGGGGTTAGTTTATACTTGTCTGTAATATTCCCTGTTCGTTTTCTTACGAATGGTGCTCCTCCTGCTCTGTTTTTTCTCCAAGTTCCAGATCCGTGTTTAAAACCTGCACGTCCACCGCTTTTAAATCCAACTCTATCTCCACCATTAGTATAACCATTCGCAAAATGGCCACGCGGTACATTGTATCCTGGTACTGATGCTAACGGGTTTGCTCTAGTCCACTTGCTCATTATTTTTTACCTGAAGCTTTTATAGCTTCATATTTGTCGTGAATTTTAGAAACTTTTATAGCTGCGTCTCTTTTTATTTTTGAACTTTTTGCTGTTTTACCATGTTTATCAACATGCTTAACAATATCTTCAAAATCTGCTCTTCTCTTTGTTAAATTTTTAGCTATAGGAACAGATTTAATTGTTCCAGATTTTTTACCGAGCAGTCCAAATCCTTTTTTGGCTATTCCAAATATACCCATAAGTCCTACTTATTAATTTTTTGGTCTGGACGATCGCCCCATTTTCCATAAGACTCGTCTCTACGATCTTTCATAGATTGTGACTTAGTAGATTCTGCTCCAGTTCTCGCACCTAGAGATTCATCTTCTCTAGCTTTGTAGCCTTGTTTTTTAACTTTCTTGCCGGCCTTGTACGGGAATCGAGATTTATAGGGTCTTGTTCCGAAATCGTTTCTCATAGTTTTCTCCTTCTATATTTATATGTTTTTAATTATTAATTGTCTACCTTATTTTTTCTTACCATTTCTAAATATTTGTGTACCCTTTATACCAAAAATGCTCGCGCAGACTAGCACCCAAAGTGAAGTAAACCACGTTGGAAGCTGCTGGAAATGATCAAAAAATATTTTTACTTTTTCTAAAGCATCCGGTGAATCGCTGAAAACCCCCCAGGCCAAAATTATTATGGGCGCCGAGAGAATTATAAGGACGAATTCGTCCTTGAGATCTGTCTGACGGGCTTCTAAAAGCTTTCCCTGGTAAGATTCCTCACCACGGGCTTGCCGTTCTGCATGCAATAATTGTGCATCAGACATAGCCGCTTTTGCCTTCTGGCGATTAGAATAAATTTTTGCACCCGTTTGCAGCGCAATACGAGCTAAACCAAACCAAGCCATATTAGAACCAAGTAGCTGTTTGTTTTCTAGCTGCTCCAGTACCTTTTACTGTTACTTTATCACCAGTAGGAATCCTTTGACCAGATCCTCTAATACTAGATTTTGCTCTTGGATCTCTTATTAGATTCTGAGAAGGAATGCCAATCTTTACAGATTTTCCTAACGGTGCTTGTTTTTCTTTTGCCATATTTTTCTCCTAGGTTTGTATATACTAACTACGCGGACCTTTCAAGGTTCTAACGTCTTTAGCCTTCATTTTATCCGAAGTCAGTTTAACATCAGCAGATATCAATGATTTCTCAATTGCTGTATCCGCTCTTAAATGAGCTAATTCCTCATCTTGTTCTAATTTTTCTTCAGCGATTTGCTGGCCTTTTAAAAATTTAGTTTTATCTAAATTGATTCTAGCCGCATCCTCTTTTACTTTACGCTCTTCTTCCATAGCCTTAAGATCAACTTCTCTTTGTTTCAATTTAAGTAATGGATCATGGTCAAACTGGGAAGTAATTGTTTTTTCTTCCTTCATAAACTCTTCAGTCATATCCGCAATCAATACTGCTTTTCTAGCTTCTATTTTTTGAGAGATTTGTTGAAATTGTTGTTGCATCTGTGGGTTCTGAGTAGCCTGTTGTTGCATCTGTGGCAACATTTGCATTTCTTGCTGGAATTCTAATTGAACCTGTTCCTGAGCCATTAAAGAAATATGTTCTAATACATTTTTCTCTAAGGCTGCTGTTATACTTGGATTATTTCTAACAAAATTAGTAGCCATAAAAAATAAGTGAGCCGTTACATGCGCTCTGTGATCTTGGCCAGGAAATGCCTGAAAAGGTTTCTGTGCCAAAGCATCAATGTGCTCGATCGCCGGATCTTTAGGTTGATTCGGTGGAGGCGGTGGTAAAATTCTATCAATATCCTTTACACCTATCGCCGTGTACATATTTCTATATGCCATGTACATATTATGCATTTGTGGATTAGTTTGAGCTAATTGTAATTGTGTTTGAGCCATTGAAATTCTTTGAGACATTGAAAATATATTTGGATCAGCCACAGGTAAAATATCTACCTTATCATCAAAATCTGTTTGTTTAACATTTCTTGCTGCACCTACCACGTCATAAGGATATTCGGGTGGTAAGTACGTGGCAAATAGTTTTGCCAGTAATTTAAATTCTTGTTTAAGTGAAACATATAGTCTTTTATGGATTGCTGACATTACCCTTGAGCCACGCTCCAATAGGGCTACGGTCGTACCAACAGCGGCCTGCTGGTTCCCGTCCCCGACCTGCATGTCAGCAATGGACGCGAATCTTTGTCCTGCTTGCACGACAATTCCCATCAATTGCAATAAAGTCTGAGAAGGCTCTTTGTATGGTAAAAATACAAATTTGAAAGTGTACCAGCATCTAATAACTGACGGAGAGCCGCAGTTGCAGTACGACTCAATCCGCCAATCATATGAATGAGTCCAAGGCCATAAAATCCTAGTCCTGGCAGAAATTTGAAATGGACAAAATATTGGATTTTAAGTTTCTTTGGATCATTGGGCGCGAAGTTCCTTCTTATCGAAAGGACCTTCCGACTACCTTCTTCGATTGTTACGATGTAAGGTAATTTTATTCCGGTTGGTTCTCCGTCGGGACCAACATCTTCGAATCCTTCTAGATCTAGATTAACGTGGCATTCTAGAACTGTATACATAGGTTCGACTCTTTGGGATTTTGTAATTCCTTCTACTTCTCTCTCTTTTTCTTTTAACTCATTGGTAATTGTACCTTGAGGTTTAGCGAGTTCAATATCTGAATAAAATCCTGCGACTTGTTGCTTACGCAAATCATTTTCGGAAATTTTTAATACATGGATGACCGCTTCCGCATCGTCTAATGAGGTAGCCGTATACGGAACAACGAGATCATCTGCAGGAACAAACTTAGAAACAGCTCGTCCCAGTAAATCGTCATAATAAACTTTTTTAAATGTAGAACCTGATAATGGTAAATAAAATAACATTTGATCAAATTCAGGTTCATATTCTTTCATTTGATCCATTAACTGATAGTTCATGAAATTTTTAACTCTTTGCGACTGTTGTTCTTTTATCGGGTTAGATACACCCATGACCATGGTTCTAACAGGTCCATCAGCCGGTAATAATTCTTTATAAGCTAGTGCTTGAAACTGAGTAACAGCTTCAGCTAAAACTGGGTGAGTGGCACCGGATGCTCCTTGGAAAGGTTGAGTTCTATTATCATATTTAAATCCTAAAAGATCTAAACCAACAATATAAGCTCTTTCCCAATCTCCACGGGAAAATTTATATTCTCTGTAATCATTTTGTAATTGATTTCCAATTTTATCAGTAATGTCTTCAGGAAGTAAATCATTTAGATTGGCGAAAGGATCGCCTTCATCAGGCATGTCGACTTGACTAGGGTCAAAATCAATTGTTGCTCCCGCTTCGTCTTCTGTAATTTCTACTGGTCCTTTTCCTAATTCTTCCGCAACATCAACTTCCTCGAAATTTTCTTTAACAATTTCGTCTTCGGGGCGTTTAATATTAGGGAGACCTTTATCGATTTCTGCCATTTAAATTCTCCTGTTTCTTCTTATCCTTTTTTGCTACTTTAATCAACCCCTGTGGATTAGGTCCTTTTAAAGGGGGTATCGCGTTCCATTTAACATGCTTCATGTTTTTAACAAGTGTTGGATTTTTTACCATTTCTTTTTCAAATTCATTATGCCGCCTTCGGCTTTTTCTGTTCTAAAGTTATCTGCGAAATAGGCTTGCTTATCCCCGATATTGAACCTCTTTTTTAATTCACCATAAGACATTCCTACTTCTGGTTGACTTGTTTCATAATAGGCTAATATTTCATCTATTTGTTTATCACTATA